ACCGCTATTATCAAATGTCCAACTATAACTACCTGCAACTAAGGTCACATTAGGACTTGTACCAGTAACATTACCTGTGATAGAAATGTTACCACTAAAGTTATTGGCTGTCACATTGCCATTTACTGCTACTCCTGTACCATTGGCACTAATGTATGCACCAGTATTAAATGTAATTTGACCACTGTTTGCTGTGAAAACAAGGTTCCCTGCTGTTCTTAAATTACCGCCAGTAATATTTCCTGTAACACTTGCTAAACCAGTAGTTATTAAATTGCCTCCTGTAATATTACCAGTTGTAACTATCGTATTAGTTCCAAATGCAGATAATAAAGAGGCTACATTACTGTCTCCATAGTTACCGACACCTCCGCCTAATCCAGTCAGAATACTTTGTCCATTTGCATAGTTAATACTTGATACATTTGACGGCAAGGCTAAATTGCCATTGTCGTTAAAGGTCCATGTTTGTGATGTTCCTCCAGTATTGGCTCTAATACTAACATATGTATTAGCGTATAACTCAGCAGACACCGCCCCCATAAACAATGCAGTAGAATCATCATTAGTAGTTGTTAGATATGCGCTGTTAGAACCGTAAGTAGTAAAGTCTAGTTTAGAATTTCCTAATCCAATAAATGTGTTAGCAGTAATATTACCTGGAGTATTTAAGTTTCCTGTCGTATCAAATGTCCATTGCGCTGAACTGCCTGCACCATCATTTGCATTTATTATAATGTTACCACTGTTTGATAATTTAAGATATAAATCATCGTTACCTAGGAATAGTTCAGTGCTATAAAGATTACCAGATGTTAAGTGTAGGTGATTATAATCAACACCACCAGTTGGATAAATTAATAATCTTTGGTTATCATTAATAAATCCATCTGGCTTTATAACTACAGCCGAACCAGGAAAGCCTCCAGGAACAGTTTCTTCAGTAATCACACCGCTTTGCGGTAATGTGACATTACCGTCAACTCCGAATTGCCATAATGCAGAATTAATTAAATTATTAGCACTAAGAGAAATATTCCCAGTGTTAGTCAATTTTACATATAAATCGTCATTACCCAAATAAAGTTCAGTATTGTATAGGTTGCCGCTAGTTAGGTGTAGGTGATTAGCATCATTTACTGTTGGGTAAACCAGCAATTGTTGATCGGCATTGGTTCCACCTGGTGGCATTAACGCAACGGCACTACCACTAAGTCCGCCGTCTGGAATGTTAGTTTCATAAACAACACCACCCATTGGCAGTGTTAAATTGCCTGATGTACCATCGAAAGTCCAATTACCTAAGTGTGATTCTATAACAAAAGTTTTATCAGTAATGTTGGCAAAAATATCACTGTCTGATTTAATGAGAATGTCTGCATCTGTAGATTCAATTATAATATCTTCTGCACTAATTTTGTTGCCTAGGAATTCAAAATCTCCTAAATACGCTAAAGTGCTCTCTAATTTATATGCAGTTAAATTACCTTCTGTAGTAATAGAAGTATTCGAGTCATTGGTTAATGTAGGTTGTCCATTAATTGTTAATATATTACTATCTGTAATTCCTAATGCAACATTGCCTATGTAAATTGTATTATTTGTTACCCAAAGATTTGCCCATTGATTTGTAATATTACCTAGGGTATATACTCCATTTGCTGCTGGTATAATATTGCCTTCCCATCCACTTTGGCTATACGCAACGACATTGGCATTACTATAATTGGTTCCTATTCCAGTTGCACCAGTTGCACCATTAAATCCTGTAGCACCAGTTGCACCATCTAGTCCTGTAGCCCCTGTGGCTCCATTAAAACCTGTAGCTCCTGTACTGCCTGTTACCCCAGTTGCACCAGTTGCACCATCTAGTCCTGTAGCCCCTGTGGCTCCATTAAAACCTGTAGCTCCTGTACTGCCTGTTACCCCAGTTGCACCTGTAGCACCAGTTGCGCCTACAGAATCTATAATTCCAGTGAGTAAAGCACCATTGCCTAAGAAATAAGTTGCAGAAACATTACCACCAACACTTACTTTACCAGTACCTAGTGGGTCTAATACGATATCTTGATTAGCTTGAGACCCTGATATAGTTTGATTTACAATATTTAAATTGCCAATATTGACATTAGAATCGATATCATTGCTAATTTTATATCCGCCTGGGGTAACACCATCATGAACATACAAACTCCAATCTGTAGTGTCAACGGTAATTTCACCCTGTGCACCCACATAAGTAGAATTAACTGTGGTATTACCTCTTTTCCATTGTACTGTTTTACTCATTATATGTTCCCAAAGTCAAATATCGCACTGGTTACCCCATCACTTACTAACCCTAAATCTAAATTAGCAGGTGGAGGAACAGGATATGCAACACTACTTACAATTACCTGCCCGGCAGCTCCATAATTGTCATCAACATATGCTGCTACATTAGCAGATCCGTCATTTATTTTTACATTAAAAGTGTATCTTTCCCTATCTAGTTGGACCATGTCTAATTGCGATATAGTTACTGTGCCTAATCCTATACTAGCATTAACTACAGTTATATTACTACTTAAAACTGTGTTTGCATTAGTAAAAACATAATCATCTACAATGTTGAAGGTCATTGTATATGCTGCTACATTAACAGGCTTTTGATCGCTATTTAATACTTTAACTTTTAAGACATTGTCTATACCTTTGTATATTTGTAAGGGCTTTGTATACACTACTCTGTTCCTTTGCTTAATTTCAGGATCCAAATCAAATTGAACCAATACGACATTATCATATAAATAGCTTGTGATTTGTTGCATATGGTATTTAGCAAATTGCTAGTATCCATTTGCTCAACCAATAAATAATCTTGTGGATAATTATATTAAAACTTTATTAGACCAATACCCGTTTTTAAGCTTTGTAACTTATAGTACGAACGAATATATAGGTATAATTCAAAATCAAGACGATGTTATTACTAGCATTTATGACTTCGGGATGCTGAAAACAGAAGATCAAAAGAAAAGATTTCTGGCTTTGGCTGAAAGCTGGTGGTGGGAAAGTAATAGAATGATACCCATTAACCTTTTCCTTAAAGGCGATTGGGCTGAATTTAGACCTATTCTTAAAACATTAAATAGCAAAGATGTATGCTTGAAATACGGCCCAGCAGTGAGCCTGAAAGATACAGGCCATAAACGAAGCAAAAGAAGAAGTATTACTTTAGTTAGAAGAATGGTCTGATTCTTCCAGTAGATTCATATTTACTACCACTAAATGAGCATACCCAACACTATGACTATGCTTGAAATAATAACTATTGTCTGATGGTTTAATCCATATGGTCTTAGCAACCTCGTCCCAAGATTTGCCTATTAAATGACGCTTTGCAGGACGAATAACAGCTAAAAACATTGCCATTTTGTTGATGTCAGTTACTGCCTCAGGCATCGCAATTAATGTATCATAATGATTGCCTATATGTATTAGCCTGGAACAAAATTCTTTGTCATATAATTTATGCCAATTAGGCTCTTTACTGAGTAAACTATTTAAATGCTGTTCATCTTTTACTTGTTGATATAAATTTAAATTCAGAAAATCTAACTTGAAATACCCACGAGACTCAGCAACTTTATAGTCTAAATTGGCAGTATTTGTTATGGCATTGTATGGAATGTCCTGACAATATATGCCAGTATTATGTTGGCTTATTTTATCGTCATTTATAATAGCAGCATTTATATGTTTAATTTTACTTAAAATTTTTGTTCTATCTGCTAAATCTAGATCAATATCAGGCATTGTCGATTTCTTCCCAACTTGGTGCATAGTTACCAAAGTGCTGTACAGTTACGGCTGATGCTTTATTGGCAAACATTATAGCATTTTCTATGTTTGATGTTTGCAAATAATTTACCGAAAATGCTGCTAAAAATGTGTCTCCAGCACCACAAACATCTGTTATTTCTTGTTTGTGTACTTGGAAAGGTGAATACACTTGCTTACCATCATTATAGTATAATACATGATTACTGCCTCTAGTCACCACTAAATTTTTAGGTTTACTTGTGGTTTTTTGATATTCTAACTCATTTATTTTTACAAATACACGATCAGAATAAAATTGTTGAAGATCGGGTTTTTTAGTATCAATGAATACTAAACCTCTAGACTCTTCAATAAGATAACAAATACTGGCATAGTCTAAAAACCCTTTATTGTAATCAGAAATTATTATAGCATCATAATTTTTTATACTAGTGGGCAACTGCCTATTCCAAACTGCTACAGGTGGGTCATAATCTATGCGCAAAAGTTTTTGATTAGTCTTTTCTTCTACTATTCTTTTTTTATATATTTGTTCAGTACAAGTAAGAAAGTCTGGATAAATTCCCAACATACGCAAATTTAAATTTACATTTGCTGCCATACCCTTTTTTTCATAAATTTTGGTATTTCTTACTACAGGTATAGGCGCTTCTTCACTTATTTTTATAACACGACAGAACTCATACCTGTCAATACAACTTTCCCCAATCAATAATACTTTGAATTTTATTAGTGGTTGAATATTGGTCGATTCTTTCATAAAATATTATCTCTTTACAGTATTCTTTGCCAATTATAGGCTTATCTTTGTAATCACTACCTTTAATCATTATGTCTGGTGCAAAGTCTTTAATCTTATTTGTTAGTTCTAAGTCTGAATCAAACACCTCTACTCTATCTACATACTTCAAACTTTGCAGTAAAAAAACCCGCTCATGTTCCCCATATACTGGTCTACTTTGCCCTTTTAGTTCCTTTATCCGCCTATCACTATCTATTAACACATACACAAAACTAAATGGAATTAGGCTAGCGAATTCCAATAACTTGACATGTCCCAGATGTAACATATCAAAACATCCATTTATAATAACCTTTTTCATTCAATGACACTTCTTAATAATTCAAGATTAGCGCAGGTATAGGATTGATATTGTGTTTTTAAATTGTTAGGCATAGGTATATATTTAATAGTAGCACCAGTTCTAGATGCAATTTGCTCAGCAATAGATCTAAAACTTCGGGGGTTCCCTGTTCCTACATTCCACACACCAGATATTTCTTTACTAAAAAATTTTGTTTGTATTTCTATTACCTGCTCTACTGGTATAAAATCTCGTAAATAATTTTCAGAATTTTCGAACAATACAATCTCGCGATTGTGTATAGCTTGACTTAAAAACTTGTGATAAGGACTAGCTTGGTCACCTTTATGTTGTTCGTGTGGACCATACACATTGAAATATCTAAAACCTTGTGCTACTAAGTTTGGATATTTGTAAAGATTTTTTGCTACATATTGTTCAAATAAAAACTTACTCCATGCATACGCACTTTGTGGTTGAGGCATATCTGTTTCGCGAAAAGTTTTACTTGCACCATACACACTTGCACTGCTTGCGTATTGTAACTTGATATTACGCTTTCCGCATTCTTCAAATAACCAGCAACTGAACTCATAGTTTTGTAACATGACTTTATGAATGTCACGCTCAAGAGTATTAGTTATTGCTCCTAAATGAATAACTAATTCAACATTGTTAAAATCTGGCAGTGGTTCTCCCCACTCATACAATTTAATATTATGATGTGCTAGGGCACTTACAAAGTTTTGTCCTATAAATCCTTTATATCCTGTAACTAAAATATTCATGATTGATTATCACCAGGCAATACTCTATAATTATCTTCTTCACTGTCTTTTGTACTAACTTCAATTATTGTGCCTTCTTCCAAACAAAATAGTTGATGTGGGACCAATTGCAGATTTGTCCATGTCTGTCCGATCTCCAATGTTTGACCATATTGTTTAGCGTTTTTAGTATCTATCCATTTTAAAAAAAATTTACCTGACAGCACATACCAAGTTTCCGATTTTTCTGCATGAAAATGCATACTGAATTTTGATCCTTTAGTAAAGTTTAAAAATTTGGCACAATATTTGTCATTATCGGCCCATATAGTTTCGTTTCCCCAGGCTTTTTTTACAATTTTACTGGTCACTATAGTCCTGCTTCTTTAAGAATAAGTTTACACCATTCTGCATCTGCAACAAAGTCCTTAAATCGTTTACTCCAATGGTCTGGATCGATACATGGCATTATGATATTGAGCTGTTCTTGATTGATGTCATTAAGCCATCTAATTCCACTGTCGCAATTATAAATAACCCAAGGGCTAATGCGTCCAGTTGATATGTGATGACATATGAGATTAGAAGCACCAAGCTTAAAATAATTACTGAAATTTTTTTCCAATTTTTCATTACTGTCTGCATATTCTTGCATCTCCTTTAATGCTCTTTCCATGGCATCTTGAGCAGGTTCTCGTTTTAAATACTCCAACAACCATGTGTTGTATAACTTTTCTTTGGTCCAGTGATCTAATTTATGATTATTTGACAATAACCAGTCAGTGAAACTTACAACATTGATAGCTCGTAAATCAACTAGATAGCGTCCATAACGAACAAAAGCAATATAAAAATTACTATTACAAAAGTCAGAGTAGGCTTTAAATTTTGCGCTTCCTTGCGTTTTTTCATAAAATCTTAGATAAGCATTGAACCCTATCTGAACTCCTTGCTCATTTTGTTGATTGTGGCGGCGTTTAGGTTCACAAAGATGTGACAATAATGTGCTTTCTTTTGTATAGCTTTTTTTACAAAATTGGCAAGTAAAGTTCAATCTAATACCTTTTTAATCTCTTTGTCTGTCATGCCTAAACTAATTAAGTAATCTTTTAAGTCTTGTTCAGATGTAACATTGACCAGTGCTTCAATGTCTTTAGTTTTCATTTCTGGATATTGGGAAGCAAGTAACTTGTAAATTTTATTATTGCCTTCTTTTTTCTTACTTGGTTGCCAATAATGGCGTTGACTGCCCATATCTGGACTTACTGTAGTACATAATAGCCACTGCAATTTTTCATGTTTACCAAGATCAAAAAAATTAATATTGACTCTTTCGTTTGTGGCTCTTAAGTACCATTCTTGTAAATCTGGACCACCGTCCACATTTGCGCAATATTTCAGCATGATATATGTGCTAAACTTTTTACGCTCTGCTTCACTTAACTCATCAACAAAATTACGATTTTTTGTATCAAGTTGATACATTTCGTTTTTAATACTTAACTTATCCATGAGTCTTCAATAAATTATAAGTAGAAATCATTTGATCAACATAATCTCGTAATGTTGGATTTCTATCTGCCATTTCAAGTATTTCAAGGAAATTAGCATATGATAAATTATATTTCAATCCTTTCATAGGATCAATACGAACTGACATATTTTCATATACCAATGTGCGTTCTGTACTTTGCATTTCTCTAGCATAGACAGTTGTTCCCCCGTCAGGACTTTCATATATAGTATTATTATTTACATAAATGGTGTTCATGTTACCAACATTTATTATAATTTATAACTTCACTCTGTCTACTAATATCTTTTACAAAATAAACACATAATGGTTTTGCTCCTGTGGTTTCTAAAGGTATGGCCAATAACTGTCCTGGCTTTAGTTTAGGAAAATACCATTTTACATCTTGATAAATATCCACAACTTCTATAGGATAGAATGTAGGTCTAAAGCTGCTAAGTGGATTAAATCCAAATGCACTGAATCCTCTATCATTTAAGCTGGTGAGTGGCACTACTTCTAGATCTCCTAGATCATGTTCTCCAATTAAAAGCTGCCAATCTATAGGCATAGTAATTTCATGTGGTCCTATACGCAATACTAGAGCTGGACTGTTGAAACTTTCTAAAAAAATTAAAGGAATAAAAAAATAGTCTGGATCTTTAGGATCACTGTTATCCAAAACACAAAATCGAACATCATCTACTTCTTCTGGTATGCTTGTTAAATCATATACTGTATTTTCTAAAGTTAGTAATCGCATAAAATATTCTCTAAGTTGTTATTATACTATATTTTTTGTCATAAATCAATACACTTAAATTACTGCATTATGGTTCATTACAGTAATCCTACCAATATTGACCCACCTTGGTTGGTCAATCATCCATTCAATAATTTTAACCACATCACCTGGTCGTAATGGAGTTTCATTCTGAAAATTATACTCAGTGTATCTTGTTTCTGGTATTGACCTTTTAGTAAAATCATGAAAGTTTGTAGGTATAATTGTTGCTGGTTCAAGCACACTTACTCTTACATCTTTTTTCTTACTTTTTGCAAGCCCAATGGTGAAGTCACTTAGTGCACTTTTTGTTGAGTTATATACGAGCCTAGTTGCATTTTGCCCCCAATTATGAACACTTGTACTTGCAACACTACTTACATTTATAATATCACTGCCTTCATTTAATTTATTATAAAATTTTACTGTTAAGTCCAAGGCAGCAAGAAAATTTAACTCTACCATATCACTAAAATGATCTTCCATCATCATGCCTGCATTGTTTATAACAACATCAGGCGTGTATTTTTTTACAATATAATTTCTAAAATCTTCTTTTTTGATATCACCAACTTCAGTATGGCCAAGTTTCCTACTAATTGTAATTAAATTATAGCTATCTTTAAACCATTCAGAACAGGCAAATCCTAATCCAGAACTTGCCCCTGTTATTAGCATCATCTTCTTCATGTTATTGCCATTCTACTTTGTCTATACTAAAAGGATAATTAGCATCTTTATAAAAAGCTTTGCGTTTAGTAAGATGTCGTTTGCTAAACTTACAGGTACTAGTAATGTCCCAAATCTCGACATGATCCTTATCTTCTGCTTTTCTAATACCCCTACCAATACTCTGAATTACTCTAACAAAACTTTTACCAGGTTCTAATAGAACTAAATTGAAAATTCTTGGAATATTGATGCCCACTGCCGCAACACCATAAGTCGCTACAATAATTTTATTGTCACTTATAGCTACTTGGTCATATTCTTCTTTTCTACTAGCGGCCTTTGTTGTGCCACTAACAAAAACTGCATCTGTTAATTGGCCTACCAACTCCTTACCTGCAGCCACCCTATCCACTAATACCAATGTGTTGCCAGATTGCCTTATTTTTTCAATTGTTTTGGCAATATAGGTTAGCCTTTCTTTATTTTCTAGTAAATATTTTAACTCTTGTTGATAAGTCTTATACTCTGTAAAGTCGGTTAGTTGCAATATGTTAACATGACACTGAGCTAAATGCCCTGCTTCTTGTAACTCACTTGCACTCAATCTACCTACTACTTCTCCAATACAACATTTTAGTGCCATAAATGCATAATCTTCTTTGGGAATAGTACCAGTTAAACCCCATCTTAGTGGAACTTTACTAAACACAGAACTTAACAATAGTTTTAAAGAATCAGCTTTAGCCATATGAGCTTCGTCAATTATTACACATACTACCCCTTCAATGAATTCGTCGATAGTACAAACCGCCTCTCCATTTTTAGTGTCTTTTAACAAATTATTAAGGCTTTGCCATGTACAGATAGTATGTTGTTTATTGTAATCCTTACGATCACCAAAATATACACCAACATCAAGTCCTACATTGATATAGTCAGACTCTGTTTGTGTTACTAGACTTTTATTTGGCACAATTACAATACTACGACCGTAGTTTTGCACACTTGCGGACATCACTGCAGTCATAATAGTTTTGCCCGAACCAGTGGCAACTTCTTGTATGCACTGAGGGTTCTCTAAAAACCTGTTGATAATATCTAACTGATAGTCTCTTAATAGTATAGGTTTACCAGCTTGTGGATGTTTGTCTGGCCAATTTATATGTGCAAAACTATCCTCTTTAACCGCGTTAAAATTAAAGGTTGTTGTGTAATTCCTTAAATCCTCTATGTCAATGTCATAATCATTTTGCTCTAGAAAGGGCAGAATGTCTGACAGTAAATTAATAAAGGTACTTCCACCTAAGGTAAAAAAACCAACCTTGCCGTCCCATCTGCCTAAACGAACACTTGGGCTATATCTAGCTCCAGGAATTTCATACTTGAATTTATTTGTTAAGGTTTTTCTATGGCTTAACTCTAGTCCCTCTAGCTTTACATTTACTTCGTCTCGTATAATTAGTTTGCATTTCATTTTAAAAAAATTACCTTTTCTGCTCGTCTAATCCAGTCCTGCTTTTTGTATCCAACCAATACATTAGTCATTGACACCATAAGTTTTATTTTACCTATAAATTTACTAGTTTTCTTTGTATTAAGATATACGATTTTGTCTGTATCCTTTTTAGGTGTGCCCGTATCATAAACATATACTGGCAACCTATCAGTCTTTTCCGCATACTTAATGATATTCTCTATTTTTTGTTCTGAACTTTGTGCTTCTAGTTTACGCTTAGTAAGCAACTCTAGTTCATTCTCACTAACACTTTGTGCTAACAAATTAATTAGTTGTTGATCTACAGTGTATTGCAACACACTGCTATAATCAACTAATTTGTATAAATTATTTATTGATAGTTCCCCTACATTTTCTTTAAGATAATGTAATAAACTTTCTGGAGCATTTGACACTATTAACTGACCATCAACCTGAGTAAGTTCTATTTTATAAGGAATTGTTTCCATTTCTACAATTTTTTCTGCTGCAGAAATTAGCGTAGGGTCAATACTAAATTGATGCAAATTACCAAATGTTACAATATAATTGACAATGTACTCTGTTAAACCTAAATTCCAAATTTTATTTTCATGGTCAAATTCTACTTTACCATATCCATTTGTAGCAATGCTCTTTATATTATTAATCCATTCTGTATTATAAGGGAACTTTACTTGTATTTTTCCGTCCTTAAGACAAATGGTTTTAGATTGATCGACGAATCTTATTCCAAATTTAAACTTTAATTCCTTAACATCCTCATCTATTATTAAACCTAACTTGTTTAACTGTTTGCGGTATTTGTGAATGATCTTAAGTGCTAGCTCGCTTTGCTTTTGTGTATAGGCTCGTGAATTATCTACCGTTTGTAATGCTAGACTGTCTAAAATTTGCACATCATATCTAGCTAAACTTAGTGGACTTGGAATCCGTTCCCATGGCTGTAAAAGTTTACCGGATATTTCTCTGTATCCTGCAATAAATTCTATAATGTCTTCTGCATATTTCCACATAATGCTATTATATAACAGTATACACAGTAAGTCAAAAAAAACTCTGCCTAAGCAGAGTTATTTTGTTTTAGAATAGTGAGCAATAATTCATGTTTTACTTTTTCTTCACACTTCTGAATTTTGCTGTCTGTAGTAGCTTTTATCAATTTAAGATAAAAGAATGCTTGCTCATATCCTAATAGCCATGTTTCCAGATCCTGCAAAGTGCCTGTATAAATTTCTACCTCTCGTGTATAAAAAGGTAAACAGTCTGGGTCACCTGGCGCTAAAGCAAAAAAATCTGAATATTGCGATTTAGCAATCTTAAAGCCAAGTTTCTTAGCTCTAAGCTCTAGTTGTTGAAGTCTTTGGTAGACACTATATCCAATGGTCATTACTGTTTACCAACTGCTGTTATAGAATACCTTCAGTCCTAGGAATAGTTCTGCACGAGCCTCACGACAAAATTTTAAGTCTTGTTCTCTATAATAGTTATCAGAAGGTTGCCCGAAAAAGAATCCTTCAGTATGGGGTAATTTGCCGTTCAATACATCTTGTTCAAGTTTGTCTATATCTTCTCGTGTAAGTTCAAGTTCGATACCATTAAAATCGTAACGATTTTCTCCTTCTTGCAAACTTTCATGGCTAGCATTTTTATTATACCATAAATTTTCCATCCAGCCTTGAAGATTTGGATGTTTGCGCCAATATGCTAACTCACGAGGTTTAGATTTATTAGGTACTACCCATTCACCGTTAACAAAAGCACCATCATTACTTTGGAAATAACTATCTTGTTCGCCTGCCTGTAGGGTTACATATGCATATTGATCAAGCCCCATTTTATCTCCTCTTATACAGAAGGTTTCATACAAGTACTAGAAGCCATTGCAGTCCAACGCTTAGGAAAGCTTTTGCGAAGATCTGCGATCTTCAGTGCCATACGCAAACTCATTTCACGCAGTTTGTTCTTATTGGTATCCATGAATGCAATAATTTCTTCTTGCACACTTGGATCAAAATCGTATCCTTCAAACAATTCACCGTCCTTAGCAATTTGTTTGATGCGTAGAATTTTGTCCCGCATGGTATCCAAAGTTAGATCCAGATAGTGACATCGACTTTGCAAGGCATCCAGATGGTCTCTAAGTTTCTGTGATTTCATCTGGTCAAATTTAAGATTAGTGATGAAAATCACACTACCATTAAAGTTAAAACTGTCAGGCACTCCTTCCCGGCGCAACATATTACTATCACTAAGCCAAGAAATTTTACGCTTCTTGCCTGAATCTAGTGCACCTTTAAGCAAGTTCAAGGCAACATCATCCAGAAGAATGCTATCACAGTCATCAAACACCAAAATACAATTAGGGTCACTATACTTGTAAAGGGTGCAATATAAGCCTAGAGCAGTGGCGCTACCTTTTACAACCTCTGCACGAAGACGACGACCAGCAAGTTGATCTAGCAAAGTAGCTTTTTCGATTTCACGCTCAATGCCAAAACTTTTACCAACACCAGGTGGCCCGCTAACAATCATAGCACGAATCTCACCACTGATTGCAGCCTTAGTCATGTCCGTAAGGATTTCAAATCGTTCACGGATTCGTTCCATAACTTGTTGATCTGTTTCCACAGTATTTTCTACTGCACTAGGTTCAATCACTGCACCAGACACAAACTCATAATCTGCAGGACTAGATACATTTACACGAATGGTTTCAGGCATGTTGGGAAAATTTCCACCATTGCGTACAGTAACAAAACTATTTTTTGCAGTTTTGGTAAATTGCGTAACCAGTTCAAAAGTCATACCATCCACAGAGCGGTTACGATACGAACCTTGACGGATACGAATAGTTGCTTGAGTCATTTCTGCTTCCTGTGTTGTTAAACTATTCAAGTATTATAGCAATGGTTGTATTATTTGTCAACCAATAATTTGGATGCCAAAAGTCCTAAATTTACTGGTAAATGGGTCAGATACCACTTTATAAGTATTGAATGACAGTCCACTTGCTCTAGCGTATGCTACTAGAGACGGAATTGTAGAGCTTACAGGACCTCGTACAAAAGTACCCTGAGCAGTTTTTTCAATAGAAAGTCTATTCACTTAGCATTCCATTTAACTTATTTAATAGTTGATACAAACCATGCAATTGCGGCTTTATCTCACTAGCAGAATATCCCTTGTTTAACCTATCTTGATATTCTTTTTTAATTGATTCTACTAGCAATTCATGCATTACCAAGAGTTCGAACTTATCAAACACAGAATTAGCCCTTTTATTTTACAAGAGCATAAGGTTTATTCCAACGACCAATATTAATATCCACATACCAACCTACATCAAAGTAATCGGACTGAATATCACTGCGGTCGTGATTGCCCACCATCATTGCAGCATAGACTTCTTGTAGAAAGTTCAATGCCCGTCCGCTAAAGTGTTTTTCAAAGTGGTAAGGGTTGACTCTGATACTGCCGGAAGTATTTGGCTCCATTACTTTATTGAGACTGCGATTGTATTCACCCACAGTTTTATTGAAATTGTAAATAAAATCGATATCGCCTTGGCTAATGTTCAGCGTGAGAGTCATATGATTATGCACAGCCAGACTGGCTTTAATACCATACATTTTACAAATAGCTTTGACAACTGGGGCGATTTGAGCTTTGCGTTCTTGACTAATGTAGGCCATTTTTTGTTCCGTTTTGTTTACTGTACCAATATTATACTGAATATTGGATTATTTGTCAATCAGAATAACACTTGCGAAACATTTCCTGCAGGAACTCACTGTATGCTGCCTGAATTACAAGATCCTGCTCTTGTTCTGCTTCTATTTGTAGCAAAGAATTCAGTTCGTCTACATTGAAATTATTAGGCATATTTTGTCCTAGTGCATAGTTGCAGAGTGAAAGTCACTTTCGAACCCAAAAAGTTCTGCGTTAAGTTCTTGTTCCCAAGCTGCAAGAAGTTCCTCAGCATATTGAACATCATCTTCTGATGC